ATGCTGCACAGACATCTCAAACGGGAACACAGATGACTGCTGGCATGGATCAGGGATTAATGCAGACTCTACAAAATGCTGGATTCTCTGGCCAATCATTAACAACTGCTTATGGAATTGTTAAAGCCGAATCTGGTGGTAGAGCAAATGCCTACAACCCAACTGGTATGGATGACTCTTATGGTTTATTCCAAATTAATATGGAAAATAGTGATCCAAGAAATCCTAATATGGGAAATAAAAGAAATGCAGCATACTTAAAGAAGTACGCATCTATTGGATACACGGGTCCAGAAAGTCTAAAAGATCCAAATATAAATGCAAGAATTGCTTATGACATTTCTAAGGGTGGAACAAACTTTAATCCATGGACTACCTACACTAGTGGAAAATACTTACAACATACGTCAGGCGTTTCAACTGCAAATGTAGGAACAAAAACTGTAAATGTAAATGTAAGTTTAGCCAATGCATCAATAGCCGAGGCTAATTCTCTAGCCAAAAAAGTAAAAGAAATATTATTAAATGATAAAGATCTTCAAGCGATGGGGAGTAAATAATGGCTGGTAGATTAATAACAAGTGGCCCTAATAAATATTCTAGACCAGGATCTATTGCTCTTACTACAGCCCAAATAATTTCTAATGTACAAAATGAACAACAAAGAGCCAATGAAGAAAAGAACATTAAGGCTGAAAAAGCAAAACAACAGAAGGCGCTACAAGAAGCGGTTCGTGAGTTTGATGTACTAACAAAGGCAAAAAAATCATTGTATGTAGTATTGGCTGGATTAGAAAAAACTTTAAGAGATCTTTATACTGCTTATGGACCCCCTCCTTATAGTAGCGGAGAACAAGCAAACTTAAATAATGCTATTTTAAATATTAATAATGCAAATTCAAATATTGCTGTTCTTACAACTAGGATAAATACGGCTGAAACTTTAAAAAAATCTATTCAAAATCAATTAATATCTTCTTCTCAGGCTGCTGCTAAAAAAGAATTTGATGCAAGAAAACCTGTGGTTAATCCAAAAACAAAAAAGCCAGGTGGAAAGAAAGCGGTAGAGAAACCAATAAAAGGCGCTACCGAAGATCCTCCACCAAATACAACACCCCCAGCACCTTTCTACACCTATAACGCACCAATGGTTAGGTCGGCATATTTTAGAAACGAAGGTCCTCAAAGTGAAAATACTTTTAGAGGAATGTCAGACGCAGGTAACTATGCGGATGCAAAAAATATGTACACCCCAATTAAATACGACCCAATTACTGGAACAGTGCTTGAGTCAGCACCCGCTGCAAAGGGAACTATTCAAATGTCTCGTAGTCGTATAGATAATACACAGTTCTATAACAAAAAAACCGACTCATTAATTGATCCAACAATGTATGGATTTAAGTTTCTATACAATCCAACAGAGGTAAGTATGGGGTGGGGAATTGCTGAAGGGTTTAACCCTGAAGTAATTCAAAGTGGGGCAGATGGTGGTATAACTCCTGTAGGTGCTGGATTAAATCAAAGCACTGTAGATTTTACATTACTGTTAAATCGAATTGGAGACATGTCTTACTTAGATTCAAACGGATTGATTACGGGTGCAACTAATCCTTACCCAGGTAATTTTAATAAACTTGAAGATTTAAAAATGATTTACAAAAAAGGAACTATGTATGACCTTGAATATCTTTTTAGAACTATAAATGGACCTAACGCAACATATCAATCTAGTTTAAATGATAGAACTGCAGACAGAGGATATCTAACTGGTGCTCAAGTAGAGTTACATCTTGGAGACGGACTTCGGTATCTAGTAAGAATTGGGTCTATTGCAATAAATCACACGGTATTTAATGACAGAATGGTTCCTATTATTTCTAACGTACAAATTAGTTGTCATAGATTCTACGACCCTCCAGAAATAAAGGATTAAAAATGATCTTTTTAGATAGCAGATACGTTGATGGACCTCTATTTAAGGCTTGGCATGCTAAAAAACAAGAGTATCACTTAACGGTTTTTAGAACGTACCCAGACTATTTACAAAGTTATTTTATTTATGAGTGGGTTGAAACTGATCGACTAGATATCTTAGCAACTAAATTTTTAGGAAGTCCTGGTTTATGGTGGCAAATTTTAGATATTAATCCTGAAATTATAAACCCAGACACAATACAACCAGGTACACAATTAAGGATTCCAAATGCTTAATCCAGGACTTCAAAATAGAAGAAGTACTTCTTTTAAAGTTACCTATCCAGACTTTCCTTCTATAACCTCTTTACCACGCAGCATTACTTTACATCAAGAAATGGGTAAACATGACATTGTGGAAATTAGATATAGAAGTGTTACAACATCTTTATATAAAAGTATAAAGACTGGAGTACCTGTTGAAATTACTTGGAAAAACGATAAAGTATCTGGCATCTTTAGAGGGTATACAAACATAGTTTCTTTTCCAATTAAACAAGATCAATATCGTGAATTAAAAATTATTTGTGTAGGTGCATCTTATCCTCTAAAAGAACAGTCTTCTAAAGTATGGGTAAACAAAACAGCCCCTGAGATTGCTATTGATATTGCTAAAAAATTTAAATTAAAACCAGTGGTTACATCTCATCCAACTAGATTTACTCAACAGTCTTTGGCTGGTCAATCCTACTGGGAAAAATTAAATGAATTAGCAAATCAAATTGGTTATGGAATGCAAGTGTCAGGAACTGAATTACATTTTCATCCTATAGACAAAATGATAAATCAATTTATGACTGTAATTCCAGTTATGTCATTTAGAGATCTTTTAACATCTCCGTCTAATTATTACAGCGCACCTACTCTAGATGTGTTTGAAAGTCGTATTGGAGATTATATTGAAAATCCAGATGAGTACAATAGAACTAGAAACACAGTCAGCGGTGTTGACCCAGTAACTGGTAAAGTTTACTCATCAACAACTTCACCAAATAAAGTAGGAAAGTCTTTAAGACAAAATACAAAGGACCCATTATTTTTTCAAAATAAAACTACTGTTGTGGTAAACAGTAACGCAATGGCTAGATCATTATCTGAAGCCGCATCTCATCTGGGAAGGTTTAAAATTCCAGCAACGGGTGTTGGACAAGGAGACCCAAGAATTGCTCCTTGGAGAACTATTGAGGTAAGAGGTACTGGAGACAATAGCGATGGCTTTTGGGTTATAAAAAAAGTACAACACTATATGCATGCCGACGGTAGATACCAAGTAGAGTTTGTTTGTGTAACCGATGGGGTTGGTGATAATAAACCTAGTGCATTTAGACCATCTAATGCTGGTACTGTTCCAACAAGAGATGTAAAGAGCGCTCAGGCCAGGGGGAAGGCAACATCCACTAAACTAAGTGCTAAGTCGCCACTAGTGTCTCAAGGATCTGCTGGTTACAAAGTTACCCCAAGAAAGTGGACAGGTAAATAATGGCTGAAAAAGCGATCTCTCTTCCTTTTTTAATTGACCCATATGGTCGAGTGGCTTCAACCCAATCTCAATCAAAAATTTGGTCAGATAAAGTTAAATCAGTATTGGGTACCACATTACGAGAAAGAGTTATGCGTCCTAATTTTGGTACTTTAATTCCTTACTCTCTCTTTAACACAGAAAATACGGCTGCTGTTGAGATAGAGTCAGAAATAAATAAAGCATTTACAGAACAGTTAGCGTTATTAACTCTGGAAAAGGTTAACGTAACTAGTGATCCATACACAAATGTTTTAACCATAGAAGTAATTTATGGATTGCCAAACGACGAAATAGTAAGTACCGTCGTCGGATTGGTTCTTGTTCAAGGTACTAAACCAATCTATGAGGAGTTGTTATGACCATAGCCCCAGTATCTAATATCCCAGTATCAGTTGATTATACTGGTAGGGATTATTACTCACTTAGAGAGTCACTGATTGCCAGAATTCAAGATCGAATTCCTGAATGGACAGCAGCAGATCCCGCAGACTTTGGTGTTGCGTTAATTGAAGCCTTTGCATATATGGGAGACCTAGTCTCTTACTATATTGATAGAACCGCTAATGAGGCTTTCTTAGCGACTGCTACTCAAAGAGATAGTATTTTAAATATTGCTTTAACTTATGGCTATACTCCTGCTGGTTATAGAGCAGCGACTGTTGATGTTATATTCTCAAACACATCAGAAGAAGCGGTAACAATACCTGCAGGAACTGTACTAACTGGAACAGTTGTTATTGAAGACACTGTCGAAACCGTTTACTTTACTACTGATGCAGAGGCTGTTGTACCCGCTATTGATGAAGAAACTCCTGGTACCTATACGGTGGGAGCAACACAGGGACGATCAGTAATTCTTGTTGCTGAAGATGTAAATACATATGGAGAACTAGTTGGTACATCAGATGGAACTCCAAATATGTCTTTTGAA